GGCGGAGGCGTCGGCGGAGGCGTCGGCGGAGGCGTCGGCGGAGGCGTTGGCGAAGGTGTCGGCGGAGGCGTCGGCGGAGGCGTCGGCGGAGGCGTCGGCGGAGGCGTCGGCGGAGGCGTTGGCGAAGGTGTCGGCGAAGGTGTCGGCGAAGGTGTCGGCGAAGGTGTTGGTGGAGGCGTGGGCATATTATCTACTTATTACAAACCCCTGAATAATGCCATTATTTCTTACTGGGGCAGTGTAAGAAAGCACAGTTGTTGTTGAAGAAGAAGTGGCAGATATTGGGTTTGGATAAGAACCAGTATTTCGCGCTGTAACTTTTAGAGTGAATCGACCAACCTCAGTTTGATCTTCAAAAATTGCAGATGTACCAGTTACAATTTGTTTGATGCTTCTATATTTTGGAGTAATCAATTCAACATTGTAGGAGTCTGCATTCGCAACACCCGTCCATTGTCCAGATAAATCAATCTTATCAAATTGCAAGTTCCAATTTCCAGTTGCAAACGTTAAAATTCTTGGGAATTTTAGTTCGTATTGGAATTTGTTTTCTAGTGAAACTGAGTTTCCTTCGCTGACATTAGTGTTTCTCGCAGGTGGGAAAGCAGTAAAGAAATCTTGCATTAATCCTGTTTCGCCTTTTTCAATCTCGCTAAATTTTCCAGTGTCAAATTTTGAAGCAATAACTTCGTACTCGTTTAAGTTTAATTCTTTGATGGATTGAATTTTGTAAATTTGCTGTTTTGTATTAGCGATTGTAATTGAACATGGTGAGCCAACCCGAACATCTTGAAATAGTGGGTAACCAGCACACGCAGTATCAATAAAGAAATTGGAGCCATAACTAAGCGATGGAGAAACTTGCCTTCCTGTGCTTTGGAAGGTTACCCTCATTGGCAAATCTGTTTGGTAAATTTCAGAAATGTTTAATCTACTAGGTGATTTTGCCAAGTTGTAGAAGTCTTCCGACTGAAGTTTTCCCGTTGGAATCAAAACTGAAATCTCTCCTATTAGTCCAGAAGAACTAAAATCAGACGATCTAAGAGAAACATTAGTATAAATAGAATTAGTAACTGGATCAACATTTAAAACTCGGCCAACATGTTTTTTAAGTGTTTTTACTTCATCATTAATAGCAACTAAATCCCCTGGGCGACAGAGCAATGTTTCTAATCCGCCAACAAAAACCACATTTTCGTCTTCATTGATTGTTGAATAAATGATATGTTCGCCAAGTCTCTTAGCATGCGCTCTGCTGGTAATGCCAAAAGTTTGAGCGGTTGTTCTTAAAATACCGCGAGCTTTAATATCATCAGTGTCTTCAACATATTCTATTTTCTGCTTAAATAAATCGTCGCGATCCAAATAAGCAACTTCAATCACATTGTATTGCGAATCTCTACGCTCATTAGAGTAGTTAAACATGCCATCCCTCACATTTGCATTGTTGAAGAAAGCCATGATTGGCTTTAATCTATCGTTCGTAAAGTTGATTTCAGAATTTGTATAGAACATGTTTCCTCTGAAACAAGCAACCAGAGACTTGATTGAATCAAATACATTTGTTTTATCAGCAATTACTCCATTAAAACCATATCTAGGCTCCAAGCCGCCGTCTGTGGAAGGAACTCCAGCAAACACGCCGTTTGAGTCAACTGCATCGCAGTAACGCCCAATCTTATAAAGCTCCCAATAGTTAATCTCAGATGGAGAAACGAAATTACCCAATCCATATCTGCGACTGATTAAAATATCAAATAAGACCCAAACAGGATTATCTGTCCAAGATAATTTAAATGTTCCATCCCAATTACCTTTGTAAATTATTTTTTCATCGCTTGAATTCGATAGTTGATTGAAAGAGGCTAAATTTTTGCCAGCAATGTATCTTTTATCTTGACCATTTGGTTTTAATGGGAAATAATTACTTGGCACAAAAACTTTTTTAAATCGCGCATCATAACTACGAGACGGAATTGAACTGAATGTTCTAGCGTCTAGTTTTAATCCACAAATGGTTGAATATGGATAAGAAAATGGAACATTAATAATTTCTGTAATTTTATTCAAATAAATGTCACGCTTGATAAGAGAAGAGTAGGACTCAGCGGTTACTCTAAAAACTCTTACGAACCTATTTTTATTAGCCTGATAAGGCGGCAATGAAATTGGTCGAGCTATATTTTCTGTCCCAAGAATAAATCTACTGTATTCCTTAATCGCTACTGAATTTTCTTCGCGACCAACATCAATTGATACTGGTGAATTAACTAATCCCCTAACTTGATAGAGTCGAGAAACTACTGACTCCTCCCTTCCATCTAAGCTTTGATAACCGCTTTCAATCCTAAATTCTATAATTGAAGGAATCGAGGTTCCAGCTTCAATAGCTTGATTTTTCCCGTCTGCTTTTAACAGTGTCATGTTTTGATGCGCTGTATCAGTTAGAGATGTAATTTGAAAAGAAACAAAAACTGCATCAACATTTGGGTTGAGAACAATATGAGTGATGTTCGAAGCTGGTTCTGAAGAATATTTTATATAATTTGCATTCCAATTGCTGTAATTTTCATATACACCATTCGCTGTTCTGCCATCATCGCTTCCATTTGAAGCTAAATTCTCAGAAATTATACCATTTTCTGAAGATGCATTGAATTGAGTTTGTACCTGAGTAAATTTTGAAGCTCTACTTACAAGGGTTGAAATACTACTGTATGCCGCGTATGGTCCTCTCAATTGTGAACCAAACTGAACGTCTAAGTAAGTCTTATTAAATAAACTTAATGGTTTTTGGAGATCAGCCCCATCTCTTAGTTCACATGTAGCATTTGCAAAGTTGAATTTTGCACTTGTATATAAAATATTAATTGAATTAATATGAGAAATAATAGCATCAACTCCATTTTTTAACACGAAACCGTTTCTTTGATAAAAGAAAATATAAAAATCTCCCATTGCATAAACTACTCTTTGAAAAGTTGATGCATCACGCGGAATGACTTTATATTGAAAAAATGTTGTGTTTATTTTTTTCTTTTGAGAAAGAATTTTTTTATTTTGTAATTCTGTGTCTTCTAAATCATAATAAACTTGATTATGAATATCATTATTTAAAACAATCAAGTCATCTTTAGAGGGCTTATAAGAAGTTGGTTGCAGTGTATTTAAACTTATTTTTAGGGCCAAAAATGGATAGTCGCTTGATGGATTATCTGGAAAGTCTGGCAAAAGATAAGTTAAAACCTGTCTCACAGAAGAAAAATTAAATTGCGCCCTCAAAAATCTTAACTGTTGAAATACATCATCGTTTGGGTCTGAAGACCCCATCGCAAGATAAGCATTTTCAATATTGACAACTGAATTATAAATTGACTTAGCTATTTCATCTTTTGTTGCTAGAACAGAAAAAGAAATTCCGCTTGAATTCGATCCTTGCAAATCACTAAGGCTAGAAGTTGGTGTTTCAGCAAAAACAGAATTTGGATAAAATTTATTTCGGAAAGCATTGCCAATAAAACTCAAATCATAACTATTCAAGACTCTTGATGATTCGCTGCCAATAGGCTGTCTAATAACAACATCTTGTAAATAAATCCCCTCAAACAAACGAATGTTATCAACGTATTCTCCGTTTACGCTAACTAAACCATCAATTTCTCCATCAGAGATAAGATCAATATTTTCAACATAATCATAAGATGAAATAGCTTGCAAATCGCCCAACTTTGGCGGTTTTAAAGTTGGTGGAGGTGGAGGTGGAGGTGCTCCGCCGCCGCCCTTTTTTTTGCCAAAAGCACCAACGATTCCTTTTATATATTTTTTAGAAAAATGATTCATTTTAATATTTTAGCTAAATAAATCGGAGAAACTGAATCCAACCCCTTGGCTTGCAACGACGGCTACTTGGTTGGCAGATTTTTTTTCAGTTGAATTTAAAAACTCATCTGCAAGAGTTAAAGTTAATGGGAAAGACTTGACTGAGCTTTGAATAACAGCAGAGCCAATCTTAATGCGGCCATAAACAAGAGGCACTGGGTTGCCTTGTTCTTCGATGTTTTCTCTGTTTGAAAAAGATAAAGAGCGAGAATTAGCAGAGGAAGTAGCTGTTGCTCCAGGAATTTCTGGGTACGATTGTTTTCCAGCTTGAATATAAGAATACACGGCATTAGCAATTGAAACAACAACGGAAACAACCGACCAAATTAAGGCTGCTGTTTTAGCGGCAACTCCTACAGCAACTAATATACCAGAACCCAAAATACAAGGAGTAAAATCAATTTTTTTTATTTTATTCTTTCTTGAGCAAGAACTGCCTTGAATCCATTGATCATCAGCAACAATTGTATAAACAATATTTTTTCTTAAAAGGTCTTTAAGGTCTTTGTTAAAATCTTCGTAATTAGCCTCTAATGCGCGAATAACATCTTTAGGCTCTTTAATAGAAAATTTATGCAATTTTCCATATTTTTGCCCTAAAATACCATGTAAATGAATTTCTGTCATAAATAACCTTTTACCTTCTTTAGAGTATTTACATCTACTTCGTGATTATTTGGTTCATAAATAGCAAATTTCTTTGTATCCAAAGAATAAACAATAGAAGGAAGACATGTAGCTTCGGCATTAGAAATGTCCATCTCTGAAAATGATTCGTCACCGACGATATGAGAGTGAAACAGTGAAATAAACTCATATTCTTTTTTGAATTTTAAATAATCAAGAGGATCAACGCAAAAAAAGTCTTTTGGATTTGGAGAGCGATTGCTGACAAATTGAGCGATATAGCTTTTATCTTTTTTGCCAATAAAGCCGCAACACTCTAAAGAAAAATATCTATCACAGTGCTCACGAACAGATTGAAGAAGTTTTTTAAAACTTTTATTTTCTAAGAAAGGATTGTCCATATTTATAATTGTCTGTTGCTGGGAAACCTCCAAATGGCAAATAAAATTTTGTTGTATCGGCTGTCTGTTCACTAGGAACAGGATTGTAAACTGAATTTATCGGAGCAAAAGGGTTTTCAGGAATACCACCATAAGTAATTGATTGATTGTAAAATCTCTTTTTACATGCGCCAATAGACTTGGAGCATCCATCCTTTTCCCAAGGCACGTTATCTAATCCAGGTATATTATTTTCAGAGGATAGATGTTTTTCTTTGCAAACATACCAAGTTCTAAATGGGTCTTTAGGTGTTGAAACATACGCAATAGCTCCAACATCATAAGTAATTCCATAGCGCCACTCATTGTTTGTGCTCTCAAAGTTAAAAGAGCCTCTTGGAACATAAGTAAATGAAGAATCATCTTCTTGGCAAACTGGAGGGCCAAAATAATGACATCCCAAACCACGATACTGCCAATAGCAATATCTTCCCATTACCAATCTCCCAGGAATGGAAAAGTTTTCCAAGTCAAATGGAGCAGTCAATTCAAACTCTACAAGAGACTTGTTTTCCTGAGTTTTTTGAGAAATCACATAAGAGTCGCGAGAAATTTCTGAATTTGGGTCTGCTACTCCATAAGGATTAATCCCTCCCTCAAAATTTACGTCGTCAATATACTTGACAAAAATCTTAGTTCTTTCCAGCTTGGCAAATTTAAAATCATTTTTTCGACGCAAGACTTGACTAATAATCAAATCCTCATTACTGATTCTAATTTTTGGGCGACTAATTCTATTGAAAATATTTGATTCAAAATCCTCGACTTCAACAGCCAAAGGAACATAAGCAGTATTATTAAAAACAATTTTTCCTTCTAAACCATTTGAGCAAGGATGAAATGGAAAGAAAGAGTCAGGCTCATTAACCGTATCATAATAGATTTTGTAAAACTCTAATACGGCTGTTGGTTCTAAATCAAGTAAGTCTTTAGAAACTTTGTTGTTGATGGGCATGACTACAAATAATAACTATTTAAACTATAAATTACACGAATTTTTAGGAGATTTCTCTGAGCAGGGAAAACTGTTTGAACTTTACTTGCGTTTTAATGAGAGATCAACGCCTTTCCCCGTAAAGGCTAAGACCTCTTCTGGTAAAAGAGAAGAGTTAGTTGACTATTTTGACGGACTAATTGAAACAGGCCCAATAATTTACGCACGAAATGAAAACACGGGAGAGATTTTGGTCTTTATAGCTTTTGATTTACAACTAAATTCTTTATATATACCGCAGAGTTTGGAGAAAATGATTCAACAAAAACCACAATCAGAATACTGCGAACTTGTTTTTGCAGCTTCGGAGTCTTCGCTCCCCATCTTAAAAAATGCAGTAGCTGATATTTTAAACTTGCTAAAAAGCAAATATAGAGTACAATATATCGTGGGAAACATCAATCGCGAACATAAAAAAGAAAAATTCATAAAAACAATTCAAAGAATTTTTGATTTCAAAGTAATCCAAGATTTTCTCATCTATGAAATACCGTAATCGCTTTGACAGAACAGGAGAGTGTTCCGAGAAAGGACACGACGCAGAAAGCTTGTTCACTTCAATCGCGGAAAAACAAGGTTGGAAAGCTGTTCAAGCGGATCGCAAGCAGCAACTCTCACACATTGATGTGTTTCTCTCAAAAGAGGGCTATCCTATTTACTCAATAGACATTAAAGCTAGAAAAAAAATCAAAAGAAGCGATTCTGAGACAAGCGATGATTTGATTTGGGTTGAGTTTTTAAATGTCGCAGGCAATGCTGGATGGTTAATTGGAGCCGCAGAATTCATTGCTTTTGAAAGAGAGAATGATTTTATCATGGTTAATCGCTCTGCCCTATGGAAGCTTTGCCTCAAGCTAGTTGACCAAGATAGCCGCGTAGATGCGTCAAAAAACGCTCTCTACAAGATATATCAACGCAAGGGTCGCAAAGACGAGATTTCAATCATCAAGTTCTCTGATATTTTTGATAACTTAAAATTTAAAGTTTGGCCAAAATGCTAGAGTTTACTCCATGTAGTCATAAATGGATTTGGAGCGTGATTTTCATTCGCATTCCTAAAAATGCCAGTACTTCTATTTATTCTCATCTTGGTGATTTTAATTTAATTAAGAAGCATGAGAAAATTTTTAATGACGCTTTATTTAAAAATAAACTTTATAAAAAATGCTTTTCTCCAACGCATGCCAAACCAAATGAAATTTATGGTATTTTTGGTAACTTAGTTAAAAATTACATGTCATTTGCTATTGTGAGAAATCCTTTTGATCGAGCAGTGTCCATGTTTCAATTTGCCAAAGAAAATAAGCTTGGAGATTTGTACAATTATTCTAACGATATTGCTTTTGAAGATTTTTGCGAAATTATGGAAGAAAATCACGCGAATAACACAAAAGACTTTCTTGGCACTCATCAACAAATTGAATGGCTCAACGGAGCATTTCAGCCAAACTTTATTTTGCGTTTTGAAAATCTTAAAAATGATTTTAAAGAAATGCTTGATGCTTGCGAAATAAAACACATCACTGCTGATATTCCTCACGAAAATTCAAGCAAAAGATCAGATTATAAAGATTATTACAATTCGAACACGAAAAAGATAATTGAAAAAATTTTTGAAAAAGACATTGACACTTTCAAATATCTATATTAAAATAATAAATGACTGGAAAAATTAAAATAATTGGGGCAAATAACAAATCCCACTTGGATTGGATGGAAAAAGAATTCGAAAATTGCAGCATCTCTTTTGATGGAAACACCCTGCATTATGTGAAAGTTCCTGATCGCGGAGAATTTCCATTTGAAATTTACAAGACGCTCTTGATTGAGGATCGCTTTATCATCGAAGGCTATGCTCACATCGAAGATTCTTTGGGCCGTTTGGCAATTGAATTCTTTCCTCAATGAAATACTTAATCATTGATTCTCACAAGGGTTCAATAAAAGAACCTCAAAACTTGCACTGGTTAAACGCCAAAAAGATCAAAGACTTCTTGATTCAAAGTGGTCATGAGGCAGACCTCATCTGGAGCTACCCAACAGTTAATGACAGCATTAAAAGTGGCTATGATCGAATCATCTTCAATCATGCAAGTCACTACTCTTATGTTGACTATGCTTGGCTAAAGGCTAGCCCAGAAGCAAAAATCTTTTATATTTCTAACGAATATAATTTAGGAGAGCCAAGAGCACTCTGGATTGGAATTAAAGAAGGTCGCCGCTATGAGGTTATCTCTAATCATGGGCCAAGTATTTCAAAAATCGTTGAAAAATACTTGAATGGTTGGAATTTTGTCAATCTTAACTCTTTGATTTTCAATCCAAAAGAAATAATTGCCGAAAAGCAAGGTTGCATTTATTACGGTTCTTTTCGTAAAAATCGTGAACCGTCCTTTCGTAAATACTTAAAGGGCAAAGTAACCGTTTCAACACATCAAAAAAATCGTGAAAAATTTAACACAATTGGAGTCAGCGGGCCATTTATTGACCGCATCAACTGGTCAAAAGAAGGACTCTCTAATTTCCAGACTAGCCTCTACATTGAGGATGAAATTAACCACCACAACTATAATGGTTTGGCTAACCGATTCTACGAAGCTCTCAATTATAATGTTCTTACTCTATTCGACTATAGCTGTAAAAATACCATTTCCATGTCTGGTTATGACATACCTTCTTATTGCATCATTGATAATGAAAAAGAATTAGTTGGGAAAACCCAGTTCCTTCTTTCTGAAATTAAAAGCTATTGTCTAAACAGTTGGAAAGAAAAAGCGCTAGAAGAATCAAAAGAAGCCTTGACAAAAATCCTTACTATTGTAGAATAATAAGCACCACAGTAAACACAAACAAAAACAAATAAATAAAAAAATCCCTATGAGCAATACTCTTGCCAAGGCAATTGAAAAAAGCAAGCCAGAACAGATTGACCTCTGTTGGGCAGTCTTAAAGTATAAGGAAATCGGCGTTCTTCGAAAGATCAAAGCTCTTTGTTCAGCATTTGGCTTGAACTTGGAGCAGGTAACTTCCGAGCTACCAAAAGACGAGAATGAACGCATCATTGACTGGGAAACTCGTCACATGATTCACGATTCCCTTATCAAAATGAGCACAAGCAACAAGCAATAACGAACAATAACATGCAAAAGAAATCAGGTATTAAGTGGTATTCAGTTTATAATCAAAAAGGCGATCATCAAGCTTCTTACGATCAGTATTTCGCTGATGCGTATGTTTGGGCCATGGATTGCGCTAAGCACATTGGCGGCTACATCTGTGAGTGTGAGGCTGGTCAAGAGGAAAAGACTATTTTTAACGCGCTTAAAAAGCATTCGTGAAAATACTGGATGCAATTCCTTTGTTATTGCAGCTTGGGGTCGAATACCTCAAGCTGCGTAATAAATCTTTTCTTTTTGATGTTCTAGAGAAGTTTGACTCTAGAATTGATAAACTCTCAAGCGAGAGAGACAAGGTAAGAAACATTCCAAACTCGCAAGCTCAAAAGAAAGCTGACAATCTAAACGAAGAAATTATTGAAGAGCAGCAAAAAATGCACTCTTTCTTAACAGATTTCAAAAAATGAAAAAGTTAACTATTATTCTACTTGCTTGTGGCTGTTGCCAGACAAAACCCATTCCCGATAGGGAATTTAATCAGCAACCTCCAGAATTATTTCTGCCCCCAAAGTCTGTTGTGATTACAACAGAAGGCAAATACGTCAGCGGAGATGTCACAGAAATCTGGCATTCTCACAAAAAATACTCTGTTCTTCAAGACGAGATTTCTAAATTTAGACCACACAATTCCAATCAATGAGCGAATTCAAAGAACAAGAGCTTTCCGATTGGGGGAACAGCCAAGGTTGGAATGATTTTTTTACTCAATTTAATGAGTATCTAAGATCATTAGCTTACTCCTATAAGCTGCCTTCACAGGACGTTGATGACGTTGTGCAAGAAGTGTTTGTTTCAATGGCAAACTACTTCAAAGAAAACAAGTTCGACTCTGCCAAAGGCAAGATTCATTCTTGGGTAACAACATTCGCCAAGTGGCGCATGGTGGACATTATTCGCCGCAATCAAAGGAAAAACAAGCGAATCACCAGCGGCGATGACCTTTTGATGGAAATGCATCCTGATGAAAAACAAGATTTTCATGCTTCGCAAGAAAAATCTTATCAGAGAGAGCTTCTCATGCAAGCTTTTGAAAATCTAGGCAGAGATCATAAAAGCAAAGACTATATGATTTTTAATGATTTGTACTTTAATGATTTAAAAAATGAAAATCTAATGCTTAAATATAAGATCAATTCTAGCGCTATTTATATTGCCAAACATAGAATTATTAAAAAAATCAAAGAAGAAATTAATCATATTCTTTGTTCGCAGCCTAATTATTAAATATGTTGATTCGCATTTTTAAAGCTGGAGTTTCTACAGAAAGAGTCGAACTTCATGAAAGAGAAGGACAAAACTTAATTTTTAAGTTTCTTAAAACTGAGAACAAGGCTTTTCGCGAAATTCAAGCTTATAAAAAATTAATTTTTTGCCCATTTGTGCCTAAAATGATTCAGAGTTCAATTGATGATAAATTAATTATTACTGAATATAAAGGGCATTCTTTAAATTTAAGGTACTCTCCTAAAGAGAGAAAACAATTTAAAACTCGCATTCAAGAAATGAATCATGAATTGATCCATACCTATGGTGTACATCATAACGATATTCGTTGGAAGAATGTGGTTGAATCTGATAGTGGTGAATTGTTTTTAATTGATTTTGAATCTTGGACTTCTTTTGCTCATGGTTCAAGAGAACGCGATCCTGAAAAAATCTTGTCTTGACAAGGAGCAGCAGAGTGGTATTGTAAACCATGAACCTATCACTTTGCTGCATCTCAAAAACACTGTCTGACAACGGACAGAATTTTCGCTCCATGACTTACACTCAGTTCGCCAAGCTGCCTCGTAACGTTGCTATACAAGAGCTTTCCGAGCGAATCTTGCATAATTTCAAGATGACACTCAATACTATTCGTTTTTGCCAACTGAATAATATTCAAGGCTATCGTCTCTCATCTTCTCTTGCTCCAGTTCTAACGCACAAAGATGTGTTGCTTCGCATTGCAGACTTGCCTAATTACGCAAGCATTGTTGCTGTTTGCAATTCAATCAAGCAGTCGCTCTCTTCTCATCCGATTCGTTTGTCAGCGCACCCAAGCGAATACATCACGCTATCTTCCAGCAATCAAGACTGCATCAACAACAGCATTCTTGACCTACAGCAGCATGCAGAGATTTTTGACCTGCTTGATTTGCCGCAAGACTATCGTTCGCCTCTTAACATACATGTGCGCAAAGATGGCGATCCTCAAACCATTGCAGACAATGTTCTGCGAGTTTACGACCAATTGCCAGACAATATCCGCAAGCGTCTTGTGCTCGAAAACAATGACAATGCCAAAGGTGTTTGGGGCATCAAGAATCTTATCAAGTACTTTTATAATTCGCGCAAGATTCCTGTCACTTATGATTCATTGCATCATAGTATTTTGCACGACGATTTGACTGCCGAAGAAGCCTTCAATCTTGCTTATGATACTTGGCCAACCACTCCACTGTTTCATTACAGCGAGGGCATTGACGGCACTCGCAAGCATGCTGATATGCCAGCTTCAATTCCTAATAGTTTTGGCCGCGATGTTTATTGGGATACAGAATTAAAATTTAAAGATTTAGCTATTTTCCGCATTCGCGAATTGACAAAGGAAAAAATCTCTGCATAATTCAAATATGAATAAAGACCTCTGGTATAAAAAGCCCCGCAGCCTCGAATGGAACCCACGCGATGACACTGTAGGCTGGAGCGCTTGGGAAAAGCAAACAAAGAAAGATTATCCAATCCAATACTTCTTTCGAGAGGATGTTCGCCTGTATTTTAGCATCATGTGGCGCAGAATCGAAGATTTCAAATATAAGATTCAATGCTTTTTCTTTCCTAAGCATCAAGAAATTCGTAAAGCAATTCCCCGCACTTGGGCTGACATTAGTAGTCTTGTTGTTGATGTTAATTTTGCAATGATTCTCAGCTTTAAAAAAGAGGCTGATGAGTCTTTTGTTAATTGGGATGGAACACCGCAGCATCGTGAATTCAAGAACTGGCTTGATTCTTCCGCTCATTGGATTACTGTTGGTAAACCAAACTGTGAATCGCAAGCAAATACTCTTCATCCTTCGCATCCTCTTACAGACCTTCAAAAAAGCAAATCCTATGAAGAACTCTATGGAGAGCTTAATAAAATGGAGAAACTTATTAGCGAAACTGACTCTAACATCCTCAAGCAAATGATTGACTATCGCGAATACATGTGGACATGAAAATCAATAAAGAAGAACTATACAAACTATACATGCAAGAAGTAGAGGCTATTTGTGAAGTTTGTGATTGGAAAACTAATTTCAGTGCAGAAGAATGCGTTAACATTGTCTCATATCTTTTAGAAGAAAATCCCAAATTAATAAATCATGAATAATTGTAGAAATCAAAATAAATGAAAGCAGAATTACTTAATCATTTCGGCAGCGATCTAATGATCGCAAACATCGCTAGAGTTTCCTATAACAAAGAGAGCGCAGAGCTTGGAGAAAAAGATGCAAAGCTTATTAATTTTCTTGCCAAACATGGGCACACTTCTCCTTTTAGACACCCACAACTTCAATTTAGAATTGAGTGTCCTATTTTTGTAGAACGTCAATTATTTACTCATCAAATTGGCTGGGCGCGTAATAGCATTAGCGGCAGATATGTAGATTTTTCTGACTCTTACTGGCTTCCTGAAAAACTTCGTTTTCAATCTCAAGACAGTAAACAAGGAAGTGCTGGCGACATTCCCGAAGATAAAAATGAATATTTTCTTTCTAAGATGCGTTCTGTAATTGAACAAGCTCAGAAAGTTTACAATGAAATGAGTGAATTTGGCATCGCTAAAGAACAATGCAGAATTCATCTTCCTCTTGCACTAGAAACCAAATTTATCTGGACTGGCAGCTTACAAGCTTTTATTCACCTGTGCAGTCTTCGCCTAAAAAAAGATGCTCAACAAGAAACTAGAGAATTAGTTACAGCTATGCTCGAACTCGTTAAAAATATTGAAGGCAATCCCTTCAAATACACACTTGACGCTTTTGGATATTAAGCTATATTAGATCAAATAATATGTTAGATTTTGATAAACTGCATAAATGTGAAAAATGTGGTGAACGCTTAATAATCTTCCCTATAGGCTCTCCACTTAATACTTGGTTTTATGAAAATGGAAAATGGGTGCATAAATGCTCTGAATTAATTAAAAAATAATATGAAACTAAAAGGCTTCACGAACTACAAACAGATTGTCGCATCTGTCGCTCGCTATGACTACATTACAGTAGGAGAGGGAGCAGACTATATCATGGCTGATGGTGGTCAGCCCAATATTGGAGATTCAGAACCTTATGGTAGATTTTGGGGAGTAAAAATTTGGTTTGAGGTTCCACAAACTTTTGCAGAACTCTATAATGATTGGAGGGAAAATTTCGGCGAAAAAAGAAAATACGGAGTTTGGAATTATAATGAAGTAAAAATTCTAAGCCCCGAAGAATTCCCAAACACTGAAAGTTTTGAGTGGCAAGCTGAAAACTCTATCTGGGGAACGTTTGGAATTAATGGCGATGAACCCATTTCTTTTGTGATGCTCAAAGATTGCTCACGCGATCACTTAAAAAAGATCAAAGAATTATGCGAAAAAAGATCAGATAAATCATTCCTAAAAATAGTAAATTTTTGGCTCGATCAAAAGTGTAAAGAGTAGTATGATTACTTGGATTCTCACTCATCAACTTGATCTTGTTCACGCTGTTACTGCTGTTGTTGCAGCAGCTTCTGCTATTGCTGCACTCACACCTACTCCCAAAGACAACAATTGGGTTGGCAAACTCTACAAGATTGTGGATTGGCTAGCTCTCAATGTTGGCAAGGCCAAAGATAAATAATACCCCTCTTATAGACTTCGGTTTGTAGGACGCAGGGCGGCTCTATTTGGAGCCGCCCTTGCATTTTTATCATTTTTGCTAAAGAGTTCGAAATATTTTTCCGATAATGCTTCAAACTTACCAAGGATTTTTTGCGGGAAATTTCTGTAAAAACATTTGCTATAAATATTTACGCTTTTAGAAATCCACTTGCGCGAATGAGCCATATACAAGTAGGAAAACATGTAAGCATTAGCAGACTGAGCGTAATTTTCTGGCGAAATAATGTGCGACCATCTCTTTTTTATTTTTTTAATGGACCGTCTTTCGCAGTCAGACTCAAGAGAGATCACAGATTTGACGCTCTCTGTTGGGTCTTTAATGTTTTTTGTTTTCGATAGCCAATCAAAAAAATAAGTTATATTGCGGGAAACTTTTGGATCGTGCCAATCTGATTGGTGATTGAGCCACTGGTCAAAATGAGAATCCTCATGAACAAGAATAGCAATCACCCATTTCAAAGGGCTGTTGATTGCAATTGCAAGTTCTTTATGAGAGTCGGAAAAGAAACCGCCGCAACTTCCACTACCAGAATACACCTTGCACCCACTCGACACGCGAAATTTGACTTGGTGTTTTTTACATTTTTCGCTGATTTCTTGAAAATAGTCTTGAACATCTTTTGGAAAAGAGTTTAAAATAGAGCGAGCTTTCTTATCTATTTTCACAGTAATACTTACACCTTGAGCATCGTATGTTTAATATGAAAAAGACTAGCTTTGACGATTCTTGGAAGTTTTGGATTTGGGATAATGTTCGTAGAGGTTCTCAAAAACGAGAATTAGCACAGATTTTACTTGAAAAAGGCTTTGATGAAAGCTTGATTATCACAGAATTCTCCATGCCAGACATTCTTGAAAAAATTAAAGACGCGCCCCCTGCTCTTGAAATCGAGAATTTAACAACTAAATTTGGCGCAGAAAAGCTGTCTGATAAATTAAATATCTTTAAAATCAAAAACGCCCTAACAGAAGACCAGTGCGTTCGCATGATTCAAGTCATCAGGAATCGCTGTCAAAAGTCTTCTGTGATTGACTACGACAATGGAGGCAGTAAGATTTCTGACTTTCGCACAAGCTCGACTGCTCATTTGTTTCGCAAGTCTGATCCTGTGATTGATGAAATCGAAGATGCGATTTCAAAAATCATTAATATTCCAGAAAAATACAGCGAACAAATTCAGGGCCAATACTATAAAGTTGGCGAAGAATTTAAACCTCATTTTGATTCTTTCTTTCCTTTGACAGAACAGCAAAGACGAGAGTTGGAACTACATGGAAACCGCACTTGGACTGCCATGATCTACTTGAATGACACTCCCAAGGGTGGACACACTAAATTCACAGAAATAGATTTAGAAACAAAACCCGAAACTGGCACAATGATTTTGTGGCAAAACACCAAAGACGGTTCTAACATTCCCGAATCAAAGCATTGGGGCATGCCAGTCGAAGAGGGCGAAAAGTTTATTTTGACAAAATGGTTTCGCGAAAAACCTTATCAAAACATTTGACTCTCTCCAAAAGAGAGCTACATTAAAGAATGGACACCATCATCTGTTTTATCATCATGCTAATTGCTGCTCTTTCTGTTAAAGAACCATTTTTTACAACTATTTTTAAACGATAAAATGAGACGCGCTGTTTACACTGGCAAAAACGAAAGAGACATTAATTACGGCCAAACTGGTTGGCTAGACGAAGCAAACGAAATCTTCATTCCAGACGGAACAAAAGACCGCTATAGCATTCCAGTTACAATTTCTAATTTCTATTTTATAGATTAATATGGACGAACAAATACTCAAAGACCAAATCAGTCAATTACAAACCGATCTCGAAATCATGAGAAAGAAAAAGGAATACTATGAGCAATTTTATTCTCCCTGTTTAGGCATTTATTATGGTCGCATTGCAATGAGTGACGATGCTATCATTGACAACATTAAAAAGATCGAAAATCTTTTGAGAGAACCAAACTTTAACTAATAAAAAAAATGGGCCTTTTTGACACTATCATTTTTAACAAATCCGTTATTCAAGGAACGGACCCCAAAGTTGACAAATATTTAACCCTTTTGGGTGAAAACGAACTTGGTTGGCAAACCAAAGATTTTGACTGTTTATTGTCAAATTTCTTTATTGAAGAAGGTAAGCTTTTTGAGGAGAAAGTCGAAAAAAGATGGGTTGAGGAAAACGGCCCTTTTGGAGGCTTCTTGGAACCGATTTCAAAAGAAAAAATTCCATACAATAAAACCTGCACAATTAATGCTTACGACTCTTTACAGTCCGAAACAGTTGATATTTGGATTGAAATGGATTTTGTATTTATTGATGGAGTTTTGCAAAAAACCTCTCTAGTAAAATATGAAGAGACGAATTCAGCAGAAAGATTAGAGCGCTTAGCAAAATTTCAAAAAGAAGTATCAGAATCCATTAAATTTGGAAAAACCTTTAGGGGTAAAATGCAGAGAGCTTTTGGCAATTTTTTAGGTCTAGTCTCACGCAAGATTATTAATCTCGGCGATTATATTCGGCTAATTTCATACAAACTTTAATATGGAAGATTTCTCAACACGTTTAATGAACAAATACCCAAGCTTGTTTTACAAGAACGAACTTGGAGAAACAGAGTGCCCATGCGGAATTTGGGTTCCTCAAGGCTGGGAGAAAATCGTTGATGATCTTTGTGGCGCAATTAAGGATTACTTAACCCTCACATATCGCACAGAAAAAGAGATCATTTCTAAAAAATACTACACTTGGCATTACTTATACTTGTTCCTTAGTAGAATTCATCCTTGGCTCATGAAGCATTTTCCAAAGCTAAAAGCCATCGAACTAAATAAATCATTTTGTAAACTTCTTCGTAATGTTTTTGGCAGAGCGAATAAATATACAAAATGGAAAAAAATCTATCCGCCACAGGTAAAAATCGACCAAAT